GAGCGTGTATGTGTGGGATGGCATTGGTTTTCATAAGATTGTCGTTTTCCCGTATTTGTATGGTCGTTATGCTCAGAAGCTGAGTAAGTTTGAAGGTAAGTGGGTGGCCGTTAAGCCCACCCCCATCTCTAAGGATGATGAGGGATATAAAGTTGACGGCGCAGAAGCTATTATTGATATTAATGATTATTGTAGGAGGATGAATATAAATGTTAGTGATTGATAAAAGAAAAGGCGATCATATGCCTGAGTATGAGGTTATTCCAACACCTTCGGTGGGTTTAAACCGCGCGTTGGGTGGGGGCTTGTATTCTGGTATGACGCATTTGCTGTGGGGTACACCTTCAGCAGGTAAGACAACTATGTGTTATCACATTATTGCGGAGGCTCAGAAGAGAGGCTATAGGCCTGTTATTATTGATTCTGAGTTTTCATATAAGGATAAGTATGCTGAACAGTGTGGGGTGGATATTAGTGATCCTATTATTGTGCAGGGTACGGTTATTGAAGATATACTTAAGACGATTACTCCGTTGTTGGAGGATAGGGATGAGAAGCATATTTATTTGGTGGATTCTCTGTCTAATCTGATGAAGGATGAGTTTTATGCTAAGCCTGAGGGCGGTAAGGCTTTGGGTCTTGCTGCTAGGTCTCAGGGGTATTTTCTTCAGAAGTTGGTTAACTATTTGCATAAGGAACGTAACATGATGTTGTTTGTGTCGCATCAGATGGTAGATTTGAGTGGCATGTATCCTACGTTGCGTGGCAAGTATGGTAATACGGTGCATCATAATATGCACAATATCATCAAGTTGTTTCTGTCTATGTCTCAGGCTGAGATGGAGCGGGATAATGCTAAGATGATTACTTCTCAGAAGGTTGCTTGGAGTGTTGAGAAAACTAAGCAGCGTGCTTCTATTGGTACGTCTGGTCATTATTACGTTCTCCCTCAGGAGGGTGGTATCGATAAGTTGCGTGAGTTGATTGATATTGCTGTTGAGATGGAGATCATTGAGCGTCGTGGTGCTTGGTTCTACTATGGTGAAGAGAAGTGGAACGGGGCTGGCAATATTAGTTTGTCGGATGTGCAGCATGGTGAGATTTCTTCTAAGGTGCTGGTGGGATGAAGCGCACTGAGAAGGAAGAGATTAAGAAGGATGGCGCTAAGGCTGTTAAGAATTCTGGCCGTGGTATGAGAAAGGGTGATGCGATGAAAAACAAGTTTCTTATTGATTATAAGCATTGTGAGAAGTCGCATACTGTTTCTCTTTCCAATTGGAGAAAACATGCTAAGGATGCTTTTAATGAGAATTATAGGCATCCTTTGCTTTGCTTGGTGCTTGGTAAGGATAGTGAACGCAAGTTGGCTGTAGTTGAGTGGACGGTGTTCTTGGAGTTAGTGGAAGGAAGCGATTATGAGTAGAGATATGATTCTCTCAATGGATCAGATTGAAGTTGCTATGGGCGATAAGGCTGAGGAATTCGTTTCAGTCATGAATATTGTTGATGATATTATCGAAAACCCAGGCCGGTATATTGGTATGCAGGCTGCGAAGTATGCTGCTGTTTTGGCTGCGTATAGGACTAAGGTGATTGTTAAAGCGCAAGCGTATAAGAGGAATTCAACGATTATGTCAAATGAAGACAAGATTACCAAGGATATATGGTATACTTTACATGAAGCGCTTGAGGAAAACATTAATACCCTCAAGCTTCTGGCTAGGAGTGCTACGTGAAATCTTTGCAACGATTGAAGATGGTTAATGTCCCTGAAGGGGAAGTGCAAATTTCTTTAGAGGACAAGTTGGTTAAGGCTGTAGACGACTATTTGGTTGTCAAGAATCAAAATGATTTTAAACGTGTTGATGGGTTTCATCCAAGTTACACTAACCAATGCGCTAGGTATTGGGTGTATCTGTTCAGGGGTGTTTCGATTGAGCCGACTTTCACTGGCCATACGTATAGAATTTTTGATAATGGTCACGCTGTTCACGATAGGTTGTATGATTACTTTAGGAATATGGGTATTCTGCTAGAGGAAGAGATTCCTGTAGATCATAAGGATCCGCCCGTTAGAGGTACTGCTGATGGTATCATTGATTGGGATGGGCGTAAGCTGATTGAACTTAAGTCCATCTCTCAGGAGGGATTCCATTATAGGCAGTTGCATAATAAGCCTAAGGATGATCATATCAGGCAGGCTCAGGTTTATATGAGATGTTTGGATCTGGATGATGGTTTTGTTATTTATGAGAATAAAAACAATCAGCAGATTTTGCCTATCTATATGGAACGGGATGACGCCTATATTGACAAGTTGTTTAAGAAGTGGTCTAAGTGGTATCAAGGTTTCTTGGATGACAAGTTGCCTGTGAGACCGTATAAGATTACGTCACCTAAATGCCAAAATTGTGATGCGAAAGCATTTTGTTGGGGTGATAACGAGGAAGGTGTCAAACTGTAGGAATTGCGCCAATCCTGACTGTGGCAAAGAGTTTATACCTCGGGTGTACAATGCTATTTATTGCAGTGCGGAATGTCGTAAAATAATTACAAATCGAAAGGTACTGCAAAGGTACTACGATAAAAAGGCTCGTTTAAATTCAAAGAGAATATGCGAAATTAAGGAATGTTCTACGATACTGTCTAAGTACAATCAGGAAAACATCTGTGAGAGTTGCAAGAGGGAAAGATATGTGCAGAGACTTATTGGTTGGGGCTGGAACGAGAAAGAGGTTCGTAGGAGCATGGAGTGAAGACATTGCGATCTCTTAAGGATATAAAAGTATTGGGCATAGACCCAGCGACACATTCTTTGGCTTGGGCGCTATGCGTAGCAAATCGTCAAGGAGATGTGGAAGTGCTGGATTATGGCAAGATAGAACTTGTCAAGCAGAAAGGGATGGAGGTCAAGATCAGAGGCATTGTTGAGGCTCTTCCAGAGGTTGTGGCGATGTCTAAACCTGATGTAGCGTACATTGAGCAGACGGTATACATTCAGAATTACCAGACGAGCAGGGACCTCTCATATATTGTGGGAGCATCTATGGCTACAGCTGCTTTACATAAGGTTCCAATTGTGGAAGCGTCGCCTTTGGTTTGGAAGACGCAAATAGGGTATAATAGAGTAACAAAGAAAGACATTCTCGCATGGTCTCTGACAATGGGAGAGAAAGAAGCTAAGAAAAAAGCTTCTTACGAAAGAAAACATAGGGTCAGGCGCCTGTTAGCGGAACGAATCAGTTCGGAACTTCTTGATACAGAGAAGTTTGATTCTGATGAGATTGATGCTATCGGTATCGCTACATGGGGATGCCAAAAAGAAATTGAAAAAAATCTTGAAGGGGTCACCTGATTCACTACTACAGCGTGGTAAAATATGCTGTATTTAAAAAGGAGAATAATATGAGTGATAACGATAATGATGATGTCAAAAGGGCTTTTACGCCTAAGGTTACACCGTCTGCACCGAAGCCTCCCGTAGCGCCTGTTCAAACATGGTCGCATGACCATAATTCAGATGTTATTGGTCTTATGAGGACATCGTTGGAGCATGATCATGGCATGAGTGCTAATGAACTTCCCAACTCTGATGAGGCGGTAATTGACGCTTGGGGTAAGATTGTTACCAAGAATGGCACTTTTGCTAGCGCTTTAAAAGATCTAGTCGGAGAGTAGTTTTATATGGTCAAGATGGAGCCTTATAAGGATAAGGGGTGGCTGTATGAGCATTATGTCAAGAAGCGGATGAAGCTAACTGACATATGCAAGGTGCTCAAGCAGACACATAATATTGAAGTTACTCCACAGGCGCTATATAACTGGTGTAAGAAATACGATCTACTAAAATTCAAAGGTAAGGGTAGGGTGCTTAAAGGCGTCTCTCAGAGAAGGCCTAAGTCACCTATGCAGGAAAGAGTAGAGCGCATGCAGCGTGAAAGACAAAAGGCAATAAGGGCTAGAAGAAAGAAACTGGGTCGATGACCAATAGGGAAATACATCCTAATGATCTTGTGAACTTTAATAGGCTGGATATGGCCTATAATAAGATCAGAGTTTTTCAGGCGAAACATAATGAGACAGAATTTGGGTGCATTAACTCAGGCAAGTGTTGTAAGGTTGGTTTAAAGATACACTTGGCGGAATGCGCCTATATTGCGTTTAGGATGAGGCAAGAGTATTATCTCAGGATGGAGAACGAGGGTCAGGAGTCTGCTGACGCTTGGATGAATGCTCGTACTGAAGCTTTAATTGACCGCATGCATGACAAGTCTTGGGATGAGGATGAGCAGTCTACCGATTTGCAATGTGCATTTTGGGATAATGGTTGTACCATATATGGTTATCGCCCTTTGGTTTGCCGTGCCTATGGAACCATTACAGAAGTGGATGATTTTTGCCCTAGAAGGCGTAATGAATATGGCACGATTGAGCATTTTGCTGGTAAGAGCGTAGAAGACGTCGTTCAGGAGTTTCAATTAATA